CTGCTGCGGGTGGGCAGTTACACCACGGGACGCGCTGCGACTGTCCTGGGCTGTCTGAGCGCGTCAGGGCATAATAAAACCCCGGCAGGCTGTGAACCTGTCCGGGGCTGTCCTGGGCTTAAAATAGGCGTATGCGGGGACGTTGACGCGTCCAGTATTTAACCATGCTGCGCAGGCTGTCCGCGTCCTGCATGGGGATATTGTAAAGGCGTAACCCGTCAGGGGTCATATAATAGCCCTGTCCGTACCGGGGTAGCAGTTCGCAACCCTTAACGCCTAAAATGTTACGGCTGTCCTGTGCGGAGCGGGTGCGGAGGGCTACACGCGCGTCAAAGTTTACCTTTATGGGCGTGGGTATTACTGTAGCAAGTGGACATTGTGTGGCGGCTATTACATGGACATTTGCGGCGCGTCCTATCTGGCATAACCGCTGTATGAGGGGCTGCACCTGGCGGCGGTTAGTGGTCATTAAATCCGCTAATTCGTCAATGACAACGTAAACCGCGCCGCCGCTGTACTTTTTCACCCTGTCCCGCTGCATAGCCCTGTAGCGGCTTTCTGTTATTTCCATAGCCTTTTCCAGGGCTTTCACCATGTCCCCCGGTTCACTGGCATACATGAGCGTATGCGGCAGGGGCTTATAATCCACCAACTCAACGCGTTTAGGGTCAATCAATATAAATTCCACGGCTGCGGGGCTGTCATGCAGGGCGGTGTAAATCAGCCCGTTAATAACTACGCTTTTACCGCTGCCCGTTGCGCCTGCTATGAGTAAATGCGGCTGCTTGAGCATATCCGCGTAAAGGGTATAATATTCGCCCGTGGGCGTTGTCCATACTCTTTTCATTCTGTGGTATCCTCCTATAAACAAGGAAAGCCCCAGCTTAAAAGCCGGGGACTTCCTCAACCTCTGCGGGTTTGTTGAAGTTGTAAAAATCTTCTTCATAGTCCCAGCAGTTAAAGTCTATTTCTGCCTTGATGCGCTTTAGGTCTGTAGCTGATACTTTAATATACTCCTTGAACCCACCCAGGTAAAAATAGTCGGTGTTATAGGTTCGCTTTTCGGTATTGATTGCAAGGCGTTGTTTGCCTGCCTGGAAGTATAAAATCATGCTTCCACCAACTTTCTATACACGCGGCTTACACGGTTGCAAGCCTGATACAGGGCGCGGGCTTGAGTATCTAACCATTCTTCCCGGCTGTTGGGTCTGCGCTCACCGTGGCGGGTTTTCTTGAGTTCGGACGGGGTGCAAAGTCTTTCGGCAATGTCTTCATCATAAATCAGGGAGGAACCGCCCCAACTGTATTGGTTCCAGTCCTGCGCCCCGTTCAACATCCACGCGCGGCACTCTGCGCCGGGTTCCGGGTTGCGTCCCTCATACTGGGCGCGTTCTTCCAGTTCTTCCACCAGTTCCAGAGCGTAAACATTAACGCCCCTGTCCCACGCGCTGCGGTCTTTCCTGGCTTCCAGTTCTGCGGTCATCTTTTCGTAAATGGTGGGTTCTTCCTGGGCTTCCTCTGCGGCGGTCTGAGCTTCCCAGCCTTCAGGAACGGTAATGCAGGGCATACCGGGCTTATTGTCGCAGGCGGTGGAAATGCCGATATATTCGGCGGTGGGCTTGTACTCCTTGAAATATTCCACGGCTGCGGCTTCTGTCTGGGCGTTCACTCGAATACACTGGAAAACACCGTTTTTCTGATAGCTAATCTGGTACTTCATAATATGCAACCTCCTTGCATGTTCTTTCATTCTTGATTGGTGCAGGTTCACGCGCTGACAATTTCGGAGCGGGTGCGCCTGTCCTCATTTGACACTATCATAATATCACAATATCACGATATTGTCAATAAGGAATATCAATAAAATATGATATTTTTACGGGGGGGGGCGTGTCCCTGGTCCCGGCTGGGCGTGTCCCTGGTCCCGGCTGGGCGTGTCCCTGGGGCGGTGGGGGAACTGGGGCAGGGTCAGCCGGGGCGGGTGAGTGTCGAAAATTCCGCAAAAATAAAAAAGTTTGGTGGTGTTGGTGGTCATTTCTCAAAATTCCCATAACTTCTTGATAGAGGGGCTTCTTCTAAGAGAACTTTACGCAAATTCTGAAAATGAACACCATGCCCTACTATAAAATCCGCAAAATATAAAAAAAGACCCTCTTGACAGTATCAAAATATCGTGTTATTATGATACCGAACAGGAGGTTAATACAATGAAAGAAAAAGATATTGTTCGTGAAGCTATGACCCTTACGGGTTTTACCCAGGTGGATTTACAAAAGGCTTTGGGGCTGAAAAGTCAGTCCAGTATTAGTACCTATCTCAAGGGTGACTCCATGAAGGTTGATACCTTTGTGAAGATGCTCAAGGTTATGGGCTGCAAAGTGGTAGTTACCAACGGCGATAAGGAATGGGAAGTAGGCTAACTTTCCATTCGTCTTAAAGGAGGTGGGTAAGTGTTACTGATAAAACTAATGTGGAACATGATGCTATGGATATGTGCAACAGTCTGGTGTATCGGAGTGTGGCTGATAAAGGCTTTGTTCAAGGCTATTGGAATTTTCATAGGCTTTATCCTATCAGTGCTTTTCCCCTCTGCTTTTAAGGATACAAAGACCGTTACTCCCAGCATTAAGAAAGAAATGTCGGGACTGGACTATGAGATGTACTGCGGTAAATACCTGCTGACACACGGGTTCCACGATGTACACACCACCCCTCCTTCCGGGGACTACGAGGCTGACCTTGTGGCGAAGGACGCAAACGGCGTGACATGGGTATTCCAGTGCAAGCATTACAAGTCCAAAGTGGGAAATAGCTGTGTGCAGGAGGTAGTAGCGGCGAAGAAGCACTACGGAGCAGAGAAAGCTGCGGTGATGACCAATTCTCAACTGACGGAAAAGGCGCGGGAGTTGGCGATTGAAAACGAAGTGTTGTTATTTGAATTACTGTGCGATTGATAAGTCAATCGTATGTCCAATGGGACTGTCTTTCGGGGCAGTCCCTTTTCTTTTAGGAGGTAAGACTATGGATTATTTGAAGCTAAAGGGCAGGATTGACAAGGCTATCCAGTCCCGCCCTTTTGAATATGAACCTCTCAATGACCTGCTGGACTTATGCAGGGAATATGAGAAGATAGATTTTGCGGTAGCCCATGAATGGAACCACGGGATGCGTCCCGCTATCGCCTATGCCCTGAAAGCAGCAGTGGAGCGCAATGACTTCCTTGCTGCGGAGCGGTTCAATGACCTGCTGTTCCGTTCCCTGATTTTCAGTGCGCCGCACTTCTTTGATGACTACCTGCAAGCCGTGGAGTTCGGTAGACCTCTGGATAAGAAGTTCTATCAGCCCCGCCGTCACTACCTCAAGCGGTATGTAGATGCGTACCAGGAAGTGTTGGAAGGGAAGCTGGACTTCCTCTCCATCTCCATGCCGAAGCGTGGCGGCAAGTCCCAGTTGGGCATCAACTTCACCAATATGTTGTCTGGCAAATTTCCTGACCGTTCTACCCTGATGGAAGGTACGGGCGATGACCTTGTAAAGTCCTTCTACCTGGGCTGTCTGGAATATTTGCAGACTCCCAACGAGTACCACTTCTATGACATTTTCCCGGAAAGCAAACTGGTACAGACCAACGCGGACACGAAGATTGTCAACCTGCTTCATAAGTCCCGTTTCCCCACCATCATGTGCCGTTCCATTGACGCACGTCAGGTAGGTCTGTCCGAAGCTACTAACCTCTTGTACTTGGATGACTGTGTTGAAGGACGTGAGGAAGCGAAAAACAGACAGCGGCTTGACGATAAGTGGGAAGTCATCTCTGGTGATATTATCGGACGTGCTATTGAGGGTACGCCCATCGTCATCTGTGGTACACGATATTCTCTGTATGACCCTATCGGTCACTTGCAGGAGGAAATGAAAAAGCAGGGCAAGCGCATGAAGGTTATTGAAACCCCTGCCCTTGACCCTGTAACCGATGAAAGTAACTTTGAGTACATCCGTGAGGGCAAGAAGGTATTTACCACTCAGTATTTCCGTGACCAGCGTGAGATGCTGTCTGCGGAGCAGTGGGAGTCCGAGTTCCAGCAGCAACCGTTTGAAGCGAAGGGCGTTCTGTTCCCAGAAAAGAGTCTGAACCGCTACTTTGAACTGCCTGCTGACCGTGACCCTGACAGTATCATTGCAGTATGCGACACTGCGGATAAGGGTGAGGACTACTGCGCCATGCCTATTGCTGCGGTGTACGGCGATGAAGTCTACATCATTGACGTTGTGTTCGATGACTCCCCGCCTGAAACCACGAAGCCCGAATGTGCAAAAGCCCTTATGGATAACAAGGTTGTAGCCTGTACCTTTGAGAGCAACAACGCAGGTTCCTATTTTGCCCGTGACGTGGCGAAGCTACTTGAGGACAGGAAGTACACCTGCAATATCCGCACGAAGCGAACTATCAGCAACAAGCAGACCCGTATTGAGTTTGCGTCTGATACCATCCTCAAGAAGTTCTACTTCAAGGATGCGTCCCTGTATGCCCGGAACAGTCCGTATGCGGAGTTTATGAAGCAGGTCATCACTTACACCCGAAGCGGCAAGGTTCCCCATGATGACGCTCCTGACTCTCTGTCCCTGCTGGAAAACGAACTGCGTGGATTGGTGGGCGCGAAGGTTGAGGTTTTCAAAAGACCGTACTAATTTTCTTGCAAATTCTTCAATGCTTATCTGCCAACATATCTTGACAAAAGCATTGGAGAGTTGTATAATAACAGTAGGTACAACTATGCCTATACAAGCGTAGTATTTTCAGTGAAAAGGAGGTTTTCTACGTGGCTATGGCACTACACGGTAGACGTGTTATCAAAAGTGATGAAACGGAAGTCACCATTGAGAACGTAGTGAGTATTCTACGTAAGGCACTTCCTTATCACTGGAAGAACCGTTCTGAAATTCAATACCTCTGGCATTACTTCAAGGGTAGACAGCCCGTCCTGAACAGGGAAAAACAGGTAAGACCAGAGATTTGCAATATGATTGTGGAGAACCGGGCAAATGAGATTGTGTCCTTCAAGTCCGGGTATCTGATGGGTGAACCCTTGCAGTATGTATCCCGTGGCAACGGGGACAATCTGGCAGACAATATCAATCAGCTTAACGAGTTTGTCTTTGCGGAGGAAAAACCTACGAAGGACAAGGAACTGGCTGACTGGTTCCATATCTGCGGTACTGCATATCGTATGGTTCTTCCTGATGAAGATGGTCTGGAAGATGACTCT